TTTGCTAGACATGGTGTAAATGAAGGCAAAAACAAAAAACCTAATGGCGAACCTTCTAATCACTATATTGCGTGGTTATTATGGGGTGGTGATTCTGGACGCTCTTGGGCTAACTCTAAATGGAAACAAATCCAAAACTCGAGAATGAAGACCAAAGAAACAGAGAAAGATATTCTTGCCAAACTTTTAAGCACGACTCTTGATATTAAGGGTAATAGGGTTTATTCTGATGAGGAAGTGGAGAATTTGGTAAATGAACATTGATATTGAAAAAAGAAAAATAGAAAGCCGATACATAAAACCTATTCGTGCTATTTTTCGTCAAATGAATCAAGATGCCATTAATCTTTACAAAGCCACCAAATCAGTAAATGCTGAATCAGTTGCAAGAAATTACAACTCCGACTTTCTAAAAGTTTGTAAAGACTGCCTAAGAGAAACAATTCAAACTTTTGGCTATTTAGAACGCAAGCCAAGTAAAAAGGCTATAGATGCAGAAATAAATCAAGACCAACTAGAAAATATTAATAAAGAGTTTGAAAGACTTGCTATTTTCTTTATAGTAACAGAAAGCGAACGCCAAGCCCTTTATATTCAAAACACTAATGCGAAAGAACTATCTGAAGCCCAAATCAATGCTTTAACCAAACATATCAGAAAAGAAGCGAGATTGCAGACGGCTATCCAAGAATTAGAGCAAAGAATAATGCAAATCCGTTTTCAAGGTTTTATTCAAGGCAAAGAGACTGATTTAAGCAAATTAGATGCAAGATTAGCTAAATACAAAAAAGAATTAAATGCTTTACAAAAAACCAAAGATAATGCGGTTGCAGAAGAGATAAGCATTGCTTTGGAAAAAAAGGAAGAATCAAGAGCGGAGTTAATTGCTGAAACTTTAGTTGGCAGTGCTGAAAGTTGGTCAAGACAAGAAGAGGCAACTTTAATTGCTTTAAATCTTGGGTTGCAAATAAGAAAAGTCTGGCGTGGATTTTTAGATGATAGAATTAGACCAAATCATTTAGCTGCAAACGGACAAACAGTTCCTTTAAATCAAAACTTTATTGTTGGTGGTTATTTAGCACAAATGCCAAGAGATTCTAAACTTCCTGCTTCTGAAAGTTTAAGATGCCGTTGTTATGTTGAATATTCAAGGGTTTAATAATAAACCAGACATTGAGGAGATTAGAGTTAAAAAATAAAACAAGCACTGTTTAATTCCTCGAAAACTCTAAGCATCTCCCCCTTCTTTCGACCCGCTGTCTGTTGTCGGCTCTTCTTATGATCGAGGCAGTGCGTTCTTTTAACTTTCGTTATTCTTTTAGGTAAAATCCCTTAATTTGTAATTGCTAGTAAGATAAGCGCAAAGTTCATCAAAGGCTTTATCTCTGGCTTCTTGTGATTCATAACTCCATTTAAAGGTAGGAATGTCAAAGTCTTCGTAAACCTTTATGGCAATATACTCTTCATCATGTTTGACAAAGCATTGAATAGTATTTAAAGCAATCAAACAATCATTAATAGCGGTTGAACTTCTTATAAACATGTTTCTATAATTATTGATTTAATAAAAGTTTTAAATCTTCGTTTTGACAAACAAAATTAATTTTAACTGATTTAATGTTTTCAATGTTTTCTAAAGCAAAGAAAATTTCAATTTCTTCATCATACCCAATCCATAAATTATCTTGCTTATCTGACAAATAAGCTTTCATAATACTAACTTCTTGATAAGATTGATAAAATGCTTTTTTATTTTCAACTTCAAATTCAGCGATAGCTTTAACTCCTCTGCAATCTAAAATTTTAAATGTATAATTTTTGTTTAGCCTAGAAAACTCTCGATAATCATTAAGCCATTTTTTGGAATATGAATATTTACCAATAATGCTTATAATAAAAATATCACCTTCTTTACGAATAGGCTTTATTGATTTTACCTTAAATTCCATGGCTTTATATAAACTATCTAATGCCATACCAGCTTTTTTTTCATTCTCCATATTATTAAAAGAATCTGCTAACTGACTTGGATTAGTTTTAAATGAAGTGTCATTAATTGAATTATCTTTTCTTGCTGTAACATTTGCCTCAATTGTTATGCTTGTTTCGTTTTCATTAATAACTTTGTAATTTTCAACAACTCCAGTTGTAAACTGCCTTATTTCTTGTTGCATTGATCCGTTAATTGATTTTTTAGAAGAATCAACCCAAGAGCCAGCAACCATTTCAGCCGCTTTTGTTTTTGCGTCTTCTAAAGCAATTTTCTTATCTTTACCATAACCAGTTACCTTTACGGTTTCTGCGTTTGCAGAGAAAGAGAATAATAAAAGAAAAAGAAATATTATATACATTATTATTGAGATAGGTTGATATTTAATTCTGAAATATTTTTATTCACAACTACTACCACTTTTGCATAATCTTGCTTAACTTCTCTTTCTATAATATAAGAATATTTAATATTACCCTTTGCTTCTTGTTGGATTGTTTCCAAAACTTTTTGAGTTAATTGTTTTTCTTGTAAAGAAGAATTGAGACTTGATTCAGTTTTTTTATTTGAAGAAATTTCCGAATTTAAGAACTCAACAATATTTGCCTTTGCTCTTAATGTTGCAACATTCATTGCTTGCTCAATACCATCTTCATCTTTAATAAGAATTGGTGCAGACCCAGTTGATTTGATTGTCTGCCATTTTTTACCTTTTAAAGTAATTTCAATTTTACCTGATTGCTCAATTATTTTAGTAATTGATTCTTGCTTTGAAGCACAAGAGACTAAAAGCGATAATAGTAATAGGATTGTAATTTTTTTCATTTTTTTAATAATTCATTAAGTTGTTTTTCTAAATTGTCTCTGTTTTCTCGTAGATCCTTGATTTCTTCTAAAAGTTCTATAACGACATAGAAAACTTTTCTTAAATCATTTTTCTCATAAAGCTTTATCCAATAAGTTTTACCATAACCAAGATAATCTTTAAAAAAAGATTCCTTAGTTGGTTCTTTCATTTTTCCTTGCTCAACTAAATCAGAATAAAACTCTTTTATCCTAATCAAATATTGATATGTTTTTGAAGTTCCACGCATAAATAATTATTAACTTAAAGTTAATAAAGATTATTATTAATTGCTTTTTAATAAGCAAGGGCATTTATTAAAAATATTATTAACCATAATCACCACTATGGAATTAAGCTACAAGCAATTTACATTAGAAATAAAAGAACTAAAAGAAGATGGCTCTTTCGAGGGCTATGTTGCTGCCTTTAATAATATTGATTTTGGCAATGATATTTTAGACCCAAAAGCTTTTCAAGATGAACCCGCTGAAAAAACTTATCCACTTCTTGCTGACCATGACACAAAAAAAGCAATCGGTAATTACAAAATAGAAATAGATAATTATGGCGTAAAATTCAAAAACGCTAGATTTAACTTAATGCGTGATGAAAAAACAGGTGCTTTTTTAGTTCCTATGGCTGCCGAGAAATATGCTAACCTTAAAAATGGTGATATTTCTGGTTTCTCAATGGGCTATATGACTAAGTCAGATGATTGTGAATTTAAAACAATCGATAGCAAGAGATGCAGAGTAATTAATAAAGCTCAATTAATGGAAGGATCAGTTGTTACCTTTCCGATGAATGACAAAGCAAGACTTACTGCAATTAAAACAGTTAATCCAACAACTAATTTTCCTTTCGCTGATAGAGATTATGAGTGGGATTCTTCAAACGCTGAAAAAAGGATAAGAGAATATACAGAAAGTGAAAATGAGCCTGCCGCTTCTTATAACAGATACTTTATGTATTTTGATAATGGTCGTTCAAAGTTCTTTGATGCCTACAAGCTTCCTTTTATAGATATTATTGATGATGAGCCTCATATTGTACCAAGAGCTATTTTTGCTATTGCTGGAGTTTTAGAAGGCGCAAGAGAAGGTGTTAATATTCCAGAACAAGACAAAGCTAAAATCAAAGAAATTATCAACAACATATATATTGCGATGGCAAAAGAGTTTAATGACCCTTCTTTAGAAAGTCCTTTAAAAGGCAAGAGCCTTGACGAAGTTTCTTCTATTAAAGAAGTGGAATCTATTTTGAAAGAAAGTGGTTTTTCTAATAAAGAAGCAAAGACACTTATTTCAAAAGTAAAAGAATTTTCTAATCAAGTTCAATGTGATGTTGAAAATGAGAAGACGATAGACGCATTGCGAGATGCAACGCAAAATATAAAGCTTAATAGTTTATTAAGTTCAATTCAAAATCAAACAATTTTTAAATAATACTTTATGGAACAAAAATTTTTAGAAGCTGTAAAAGGCTTAGAAGAAGCTGTAAAGACTAATAATGTAGAACTATCTACAAAAATTAGTACTTTTATGGAATCTCACGAAAAGAAAGCTTCAGTTTTAGCAAACGAAATTGCTGAAGAAAGAAAGGCTCGTGAAAATCTTGAAAAAGAATCTAAGGCTCGTGAAGCTATTTTATCAAGACCTAATATGGGTGGTAAATCAAATAATGTTGATGAGTTAGAAGTTAAGACATTTTCTAATTCTTTACTTGCTTATGGCAAAAAAGAAGAAGTTACTTCTGAAAAACTTGCTGCTTATCAAAGTTCATTTGAAAAATTGCTAAGAAAATCAATGAATCTTAATTTCCTTGATAGCTCTGAAATCAAAACTTTGCAAGTAGGCGATGATTCCCAAGGTGGTTTTTTAGTTCTTCCTCAAATGGCGACCACTATTATTCAAAAATCATTTGAAACTTCACCAATTCGTGCATTAGCAACATCAGTTAATATCTCTACTGATAGTTACGAACAAATTGTTGATTTTGATGATTTTGACGCAGCTTATGTTGCAGAATTAGGAAATAAGAATGTTACTTCTAACACAACTTTTAGCAAAGTAAGAATTGAAGCAGAAGAAATTTATGCTAAACCTCTTATTTCTAATAAGATGTTGGAAGATAGCTCTATTAACATTGAATCTTATGTTATTGGAAAGCTAGCTAACAAATTTGCTAGGTCAGAAGCTACATCTTTTGTATCTGGTAATGGTGTTGGAAAAGCTAAAGGTTTGCTTTCTTACGCTGATGGCACTGTTTATGGCAAAGTAGAGCAAGTTGAAACACAAAACTCACTTAATGTTACTAGTGATGATTTGTTAAATTTAGCTGGTAAGTTGAAAGCGGTTTATCACAATAATTCAGCTTGGTTAATGTCAAGAGTTACTTTCTTCTCAAAAATTTTGACTCTTAAAACAGGAACTGGCGAATATATTATTGAATCTTTCAGAGACCCTAAAGAAGGTAAAATTGTTTATTCAATTTTAGGCTACCCTGTAATTTTCTGCGATGATATGTTACAAGCTAGTTTAACTACTGCTTTTGTTGCTGGTCAATTACCAATTATGTTTGGTGATATTAGAACTGCATACACTATCGTTGATAGATTAGGAGTTTCTATTCTTAGAGACCCATACACTCAAGATGGTGCTGTTAAGTTTTCAGCTCGTAAGAGAAGTGGCGGTGGCGTTGTAAATACCGAAGCTTACAAAATATTAAAAATTAAAGCATAATTAAAAATGTCATCAAGAGAAATATTTAATTCAATTAAAATTGAAAATGTTGTTATAGCTCAAGTTTTAACAGCATCAGCTACTCCAACAGTAATTGATATGTCAGATGCTTCAAGTGTTGACTTTCTTGTTAATATGGGAAATTCAGCAGACACTTTAAGTGGAAGCGTTTTTTGGACAATTAAATTGCAAGATAGCTCAGACAACTCTGCATTTGCAGATGTTACTGATTCTGAAAGCCTTTTGATTGCTATCAATGGTGTTAAACAAGACGGAGCGACATCTATTGTTGTAGATGCTCCAATTGAAGACCAGAAAAACTTTGAAATTTCTTACAAAGTGCCTGGTAATAAGCAATACCTTAAATTGTTAATTAACGCAACAGGAACCCATACAAATGGAACTCCTATGGCAGCAGTTGCAATTAAAGGAACTTTAAAAGTTTCTCCTGAAGCTGGAAAAGCTAATGCTTAATAATTTAAGGGAGGGTAAAAATCCTCCCTTAAACTTAAAATATATAATATATGAAAAAAGTAGTTTTTTTAGAAGATGCACAAGGCTCTTTAGACGGAATAAATATTAAAAATTTTAATAAAGGTTGTATTTATAATGTTGATGGACTGCAAATAAATAATTATCTTTTTGAATCTTGGCTAGAAAAAAGAATTTTAAAAGAATCAATAGAAGAAAAGATGTTACCAAAATTTGAAAACAAAGCTATTTTTTCAGCTCCTGAAAATAAAGAGGAAGAAATAACTCCTGAAGTTTTTGAAGAGACTTCTGAAAACAAAGAGGAAATTAAAACTAATAACAAAAAGAAAGGTAAAAAATAATGTCAAATGTATTAAATCGTTTTGAACCAGCAGTTGGTAATGATAATAAATTAATTATTGGTGGTTCATTTGAAACTGAAGTTGGTCAATCACTTACAAAAGTTTATTTGACTGTTGATATAACAAATATTTCTTCTGCTGCGGTGGTTTATTTGCCATGTCCAGTTGCAGGAACTATTAGTAAAATTACAACTATTATTAATGGAGCTATTGCAACAGCTAATGCCATTTTAACTGGTAAAATTGGATCAACTACAATTACTGGTGGTGCAGTTACAATTCCCTTTTCTGGCTCTGCTGCTGGTCAAGTAAATTCTACAACTCCTACCGCTTTAAATACTGTTGCTGTAGGAAATAATATCAACTTTACTGCTAATAATGCTTCTACTAATACAGTTAGAGCAACTATTGTAGTCGAAATCACATTAAGCTAATGGCTACCAGAGATTTTCAACCAGTTATTAATTTTGATTTAGAAGTTGTAATTGCTAATGGAGCAACAACATCTAATGCAGTAGATTTATTAGGTACTAGTCTTTTAGCCTTTGTTACCGATGCTGCGTTAAATGGAACTGCTTTTACTTTTACAGCTTCTAATGATTTAGCTGGAACTTATGTGCCGTTAAAAAGAATGTCTGATGGCACGGCTTTGACTGCTGTTGTTGCTGTATCTGGACAATATGCAACAAACCCCGCTGACTTTGCTTCAGTTAGGTTTTTAAAGATTGTTTCAGGAACTGCCCAAAGTGGAGCAGCAACTACAATTAAACTTGTAAATAGAAGATTAGCGTAATGGCAAACAACAATAACTGGCTACCTTTCCAGCAACCACTTAACTATATTTTGGTAACTGGGGCTGGATCAACATTGCCAGTTAGTTTGTCTGATGTTAAGACTTGGCTAAAAGTGCCAAACACCCTTATCGCTGATGATAATCTAATTACTGCCCTTATTAAATCAGCAGCCGCAACCTTTGAAAAAATAACAGGCAGAGATTTAATTAATAAGACTTACAAAACTTACCTAGATTCCTTTCCTTGCATTGATGGACTTAATTATTATACAGGCGTAAGTTCCTTAGCTCTGAAATATAATGACAACGGAATTGTTTTAAGAAAATCTAAACTACAATCAATCACTTCAATTCAATATTATCTCAACGGAGTTTTAACAGCTTGGAGTTCTGCTAATTATTATATTACAGACTTACCCGATTATTCTGCAATTTACCTTGTTGCTGATAAAGAATTTCCATCTGATGTTGATATTAGAAAACAAGCTGTTGTAATTAACTTTGTTGCTGGTTATGGTTCTTCTGATGCAAGTGTGCCAGAAGATGCAAAACAAGCTCTTTTACAATTCATTACTTATCTTTATGAGAATAGAGGTGATTGTGGAAGCTCTAAAGATATGCAAGCTGGCATGGATTTATTTAGTCAATTTAAAATTATAGATTTTTAATGTTAGCAGTTTCTCAAACGCAAATTTTGAATATAAGTAAGAAATATTATTTTGAGATTTTAAAATTCTTAGAAAGAAAAGAGTTTACAGAAGATGAAAAAAAAATTGTAAGTTTTCTTAAAAAATTTCGTTTCTTGGAAGATAAAGACCATGATAAAGAAGAGTTAAGGCTTTCATTGAATATTGCTAAAACAAATGTCTCTTACGATAAAGAGAATAAATATTATTTAGGATTATTGAATAACTTACAAGAAAAATGGAATAGTTTATATGGGAAGTTGTGCTAGAATCAAACCAAGACCAGCAAAAGCTTGCATAGGTGATATGAAAGCCTATGTTTCTATTTATAAGAAAACAAAGCAAGCTACAAGTACAACGGCAGTTGATCCCAACCTAAATCTTACTTTGATTGTTTCAACTTGGGCTTTACAAAAAAGCGTAAGTGGAGAAGAGATATTTGATGGGGTAAATATGATTGGAAAAATCACTGACCATTTCTTTATTCGTTACGGAGCGATCACTGCTTCAAAAATCCACCTTTTAGAGTATGCTGGCAATAGATACGAAATTGTTGAAGTAATACCAGATTATGAAGGAAGAAGTGAGCTAACGCTTCTTAAATGCTCAATTAGAGGTGATGCGACTTTAACAAATACTAAAATATGAATGTTAAGTCTAAAATACCAAAATCAATTTTTAATCTTGATAAGATAATTCAACAAGGAATTAGAAAAGGTTTACAAAACAGCTCAATAGAAATTGCTGGCAGTGCAGGAACTACAACAGGCGGTCTTATTAAAAATGAAATGAACAAGCCTAAAACAGGAAAAATTTATCCAATAATTGTTAAAAAAAGAAGAAAATATATAAACCACCAAGCTTCAAATGATAGTGGCTTTGAAAGCTCTGCTGTTTTGTCTGGTGAATTAGCAAGAAGTGTAAGAGGTAAAACACTGGGAACTAATAGATTAGAAATATCTGCAAACACACCTTACGCAGCGATTCAAGAAAAAGGTGGAACAAATCCCGCTAATAATAAAAACTATTGGCAAGATAGTCCTAAAGGAGTAAAAAACAAATTTGCTGGTCTAAAAATAGAAGCAAGAAATAATCTTATCCGTCCAATTACTTTAGCTCGTGGAAACATTATGAACAACATAACACAAGCCATAAATTCCAAACTGAAATAGTTGTTGCAACTTAGTTTTATTCACTATAAGTTAATAGTTATTAAGAACTAACTAAAAAAATTATGAAAAAAACTTACGAAAAAATTATCAATATGACGGATTCAAATGATTATTTGCAATTTAGAGCTTTTTGTTATAAGTCTCATAAATTAATTTATGGAGCTACCAATAGTAGCAAGAGTAGTTCTTGGGTTCTTGCTTGTTATAGTGCTATGAAAAATAAAGAAGAATGGGAGATTCAACAAAGCACGGGATATAGAGATTCTGATAATGAATTAATATTCGAGGGAGATTTAATAGAATATAATCTAGAACGAACTAAGAATAGAATAGGTGTTTTGAATGATCCTATACCATTAAGTCAAGAATTTGTTTTTAAAAAAGATGGTTGTTTATATTTAAGAGATAAATTTACAAAATTATCAACAATTTATAAAGTGTGTAAGGAAGAAAGTTCCACTACTCAAAAAAGCAGTTTTAAAAAAATTGGAGATATTTCTACTCATTTCTTGCAATGGATAATTTTAAGAGATTCTAAACTTATTTAATATCACAAAAAACCCGAGCCAAAAAAATTATGAAAAAACTATCAATTGCTTTAACACTATTATTAACTTCAACAACTTGTTTAATTTTTTATTTTATTTATTTTATTTTAAAAAATACACCTTCTCCCCCCGAAAGAGTAAGAACAGAAATATTTGGACAATATACGGTTTGGGTAGGAACATCGGCTTTTTCAGTTAGCAATTGCACTAATAAATACGAAGAAATACAGGATAAAATAAAATATATTGATTTATGCTCGGAACTTGAAAATATAATCTTTAAAACGCAAGTTGTAAAAATAGAGAAAGGTAAGTGTTCTTGCTATAAAACAGAATATAAATAACTATGAAAAAACTATCAATTGCTTTAACACTATTTTTTGTTTCTTGCCATCAAGCTTATGCAGTTGATGCAGCACAATATTTTGAAAAGTTGCAAACAAAAACAGAAAAAGAATACAATAGACTTTGCAAACAAATTAATCCAAAAACAGACAAAGAACGAATTAGTTGCTTAGAAGCTCAAGTATGGTATTTAACTAATGCTTTTTTAGTTTACAGAGAATATTATGAGAATACTATTACAATCTTAGATTTAAGATATGGTAATGGATTAAAAAACACGAGGCAATAATGAAAACAGAAGAAATAGTAAATCAGCTTAAAGCAATATTACCAAGATATACTGGTGATTTTACAACTAATTTATCAGTTAGCTCTTTAACGCAAACAGCGGGAACGGCAACAGCCACAACTGCCACAGCGCACGGACTATCAGTTGGTGAGAAAGTTTTAATTGTTGGTGCAAAAGTGCCTTTGACAATAACTTCTTTAACAAGAGTTGGTAATTATGCTCTAGCAATTACATCAGGCAAACACCCTTTAATTAGAGGCAATACAACAGTTGAAATAAACGGAGCTACTCAATCTGATTATAATGGAACTAAAACGCTTTATACTGATAAAAACCACTTCTTATCTGCACCTCTTATTGATATTGAAAGCATAACAATTAGCGGAACTACTGCAACAGTAACCACTAAAACAGCGCATGGATATGTTAATAATGCTAATGTTGAAGTGCAAATTTTTGGTGCTAGTAATGAGAATTACAACAAAGTTACTACACTTAACAGCGTACCAACTAGCACAACTTTTACCTATACTGTTCATGGTGCAACACAAGATGCAGCTGCAAGCCCTGCTAAGTCTTTACAATGCAAACAAATAATTAATGCCTATACTTTTATTTTTGAAGTAAGCGGCAATCCTGCAACCCCAGCAACTGGCACAATTACTCAGCTAACAACTTATAAAGATGGATACAACGGATATAAAACTGTTGCATCAATACCAACATCTACCTCTTTTACTTATGCTTGTACCTCAACTTTAGGAACTCCAGCACAAGGCACTATTTCAGCAAGACTTGATCCATGTATTACTGGAGCTGTTGATTATGAAAGAGCCGCTGCAATGTTTCAAAGTGATGTTGATAGTGGGCAATCAACTAAATGGGCGGTTGTTGTTTTGGGAGAGGAAACAACCTCCAAAAACCAAAGAAATACTGGTGATGGGATAAGTGATAACTTGAATGGTCAATCAATAAGAGAAAACTTTTACCAAAATGCTACTGTTTATATTTTTATTCCTTGCGGAGCTACAAACGATGAATTACTTTACGCTTTAACAAAAGATAGAGCCTATTCTTATAAACCTAATATTTTCAAGGCGTTACTTGGATTTAAGCCAAGTTCTAACCTAGGGCTAATAAGATATTCAAGCCTTATTTCTGTAAGTAACGGCATGTTTTTATTTAATGGATCTTATTATGTTCACCAATATACCTTTCAAGCTAATGGTTGGTTTAATCAAGGTGATGGAGTTGAACCTGATGATGTATTTGCATTTAGAACATTTGACTTTGATGTTTTAGACAATGAAGGATTTGAAACTTCTGTAATGGAAATTGATGGCGATGTTGATGAGGAGTCTTAAAACACCGTAAACATTTTATCCCAGTCAATGGAATTGTTTTTAAACCAAGTAAGGAATTGAGCTAAACAATCAGGATCTTCATCATGAGAGCCATTTGGAAATTGCATTAAAGAATCTTCAAAATCAAATAACCAAGTAGCTTGCTTTGGAATATAAATATTTCCATTAGCCATTGCACCAGTTGCATTGTAAAATCTAATTTCTTTTTTTATTCCCCCATGAGAAATTGGCACTATGCCAAAGCTACACTCTTTTGGCAGCTCTTGAATTAAAGACGAGCCAGTATTTGCATCTTCAATTAAAATAGAGTTTGCTGTTGGAAATTTAGAGGCAAACATTAGAAGATTTTTCTTTGTGTCTTGATAGATTGCCCTTTGATTATAACGGTCAATAAGATAAATAGATGTACCTTTTACTCCAAATTTAAGAAAGCCTGAAGGGTCATTTATTTCTTTTACTTTTTGAGCTGTGTCTGCGCTAACATAAACAGAATCAAATTGCATATAAGGCAAATTTTCAAGATCAAATCTTTGAAACCAACTCATGTCAACCATGTTGCCACCCTCTGCAATTGGCTTCTGCATGTATTGTGTATAAAATACTTGCTTACCATTCGCAATTCCTGTTTCTGTATCTACAGTGCGATTTTTTAATTCATCAACTTTCTCTCTTGTAAATCTTGGCAATTCGGGAGCGAGTAAATCTCCTTCGTTAATTTCTTTTTTAAAATCACCAAAATAAAAATACTGTTTTTTTTCAAACTCTACTGGCAAACATAAATGAGTATATTCCTTGCCTCTAGTTCTTGTTAAGAAGCCAGTTAAATCACTTACACCAAGTCTTTGCTCTATTATTACAAAACTATTTCTTACAACGCTTCCACGACTTTCAAATGTATCTGCAAACTTATTTAGAAGCCTAATTTTAGTGGCTTCTGATTGCATCATTGTTGAAGACATGTAATCATCAAATAAAAGATAATTTGCCCTTTCACCTGTGATATTTCCCTCTGTTGCAAAGCCCTGCATTTCACCACCCATTGTAGTTCTAAAATGCGTTTCTGTATTTTTTCTATCATCAGCTTTAAATTCTGGGAAAAGCTCTTGAAATCTTTTCGTTTCAGTAATCCTTTTAGTCCAACCGATATTTCTATTTACAAGATTTTCTTTGTTTGAAATAGCAAATATTTTTTCGTAAGGAGTTCTGCCAAGAATATAAGAAGGGAGGGCGGAAGACCAAATTGTGGACTTCATTAGACCAGGAGGAATATTTATTATAAGTCTTTCAATTTCACTATCAGCAACAGCCTGTGCATATTCACACATTAAATCAATGCTCCAAGTCTCAATTAATGGAGAACTGGGATGAATAAACGGATAAGCAAATTTTTTAAAGTAATCTCTAAAATTGCTTTTGATTGTCTCGTTTGCGCTTTCTTGTGCTAATTTAGCTAGAAAATTTGGGTCTAAGTTCATATTAATAAGTGATAATTATTAACTTAAAGTTAATAACAACTAATATTAATTGCAACTTGTTTTTTCATAAGTTTAATTATTTTTAAGGTATCATCACTACCTAATTTTTAGTTCACCACACTAAGCAAAATAAAAAATGAAAGCAGAATTAAAGTTTTTAAAAGACTTTTATATCCAGAAAAAATGGTATAAAGCAGAAACTTCAATAGAAATTGAAGTAGATGAAGCTAACACTCCTTTAGATTCTATTTGGTTTGAACAACTTAGATTTCAAGAAAATAAATCTAACTTCCAACTTATTACAAAATCATCACTTAAAACTAAATCAAAAGAATAATTATGGTTGGTACTTATCCTATTTCAGAATTTACTTTATTATCTTCTCTACAAAAAATTAATGCTGGAGCAAGAATCCCTTTAATTTTAGCTCAAGGAACTTCTACTGGTTCTTTTACAAGTGGTAATTTGGTTTCAAATATTGGAACTGGACTTAATGCAGGTAAAGACCTTTGCGGAGCTGGCTCAATTGGTCATTTAATGATTGATGCTTTTAGACAAGCAAGCCCTAATACAAGATTAGATGCAATTATTGTTTCTGACAATGGCTCTGGCGTTCAAGCTACTGGATCAGTTGCTTTTACAGCTTCAAGCCCTGTTGC